CCGGCACCCCTCCCCAGCTGGGCCCTCGTCCAAGCGAACCCCGACGTCTTTCAGCAAGCAAGAAAGGTTCTAAGGACTCAAGCCGAGCTGCGAAGGCTAAACCCCATGTGTCGGCATTCGGCCCTATAAAGTTGACACCTCCGCCTCCCCGGCGCGATTGTCCATCCCCATCACCTAGCATAATCGAGGTGAGCTCATTGAGTGATACCACTTCCAATAAAGTTGTGGGCACCGGTGTGGTTCACATCGATCCCGAAGAGTTGGCGGTTATTACCTCAGACGTGCGTGATATTATCACTAGTCTAGGGAAAACCCGGCTCCTTCCTCGGGCAAAAGCCAAGGCATGTTTAGATGCACAAGCCGCCAAATATTGGGCAGGCAGGTTGATGAATGTCACTGGCCTTATTTATGGAAATGTAGGCGATATAGCTTACACCGCTGGTCTCAAACCCGGCGGAGAATTTATGTGGCACCCCCCTGGCTCACCCTTGGGTAAATTGGTGCCTTTGCATGTTCTCACTCCTGCTATGTTTGCAGGATGGGAAATTTTATATTCTGATGGCTGGTTTTTTATTTTGAAGAGGAACACCAAATCTCCTCTTATATCAGTCCATCCCCTCGTCATATCCGAGAAACTCAGAGTTGAGAACGATTTGGGTTCTTATTTTATGTCTGAGCGCGCCCAGTTGATGGACGTCGCTCCAACTCTGGATCTCAACGAGGGTTTATTTTATGATTTCGCTGTCGATTTGGCAATTAGGGACAAGGTTTTCAACGATATCGCATCAATGAGACCTGGTTCCTTCTTGGTCAATAAGGTTATAGCGAAAGTGGGTCCTCTGGTGAGAGAGTCTCCTTTTTATGCTGATTTGCCTCGGGGTCAACTAGCTGACTTCGAGAGATTGATACAACTAGGGACCGCCGTATCTGCATTCCATTTATACATTCGCCATCAAGCTAGTGTCACAGTGGGAGTCAGGTCGACTGGTTCATCTTTTGGTTCAATTTTGACGAAACTTAATCATATAGAAGAAGGAAGGGCGAGATTCCTTTCCTTTCCTTTCGTCAAAGTTGTATATGCTGCCGCTTTGCTACATGGTGTTTTGGCAACCTTTTTGCATCGGCGGATGATCATTCATGGATTTCCCGTGAACTCTAATCGTATAGCCTTCTTGTGGAAGACTGGTAAATACGTATATCTGATCGCTTTGATAATCTTTCTTCGAGGTAAGGCTAGTTCCCTAGTTACCAAGTTGATAGAAGGGGTCAAGCGTAGGATTTCTGGAGCTCGCGCAGATCTACATGTTGATAATCCACTGACAAGGGACGACATTGCATCATGGAGTGAAGTGGTGGATGGCAGAGTAGATTATGTGCCTAACCAGGACAAGACGGTGCGCACATTTATAGGTTTGGCTAATAGCAATGGTATAGTGGCTCATAGCTTTCCCGTGTTGAAACGGGCTGAATTTATTCAGCCTGAAGAGGGAAACATGCGCCCGGGTTTTACTATTAAGCCATCATTTCCGATTGTTACCCCTAAGGGACATAGAGACCCATGGACAACTGAAAGAAAGGAGTTGGTTTATTTCCACTCTGGTTTTCGAGCCCCATTCTATGCGCCCTTAGCCGGCAAGGCCAACCCCGCAGCTACCGCGGCGTGTCTAGGTCGATACTGGAAGGCTCCTCCGAAGCCTTGGGAAGATCAGGCGACTGCGTGGAGGATACTCCGCAAAGTCATCAATGGTAAGTTTGTCAATGTGTTGAAGACATATAATGTCGCGGAAGTAAATCTCCAAGACCATCCTGTCTTCTACGCTGTCGCTCAATGTGACCCTGAAACTTCAGCTTGGAATGTTGCATTCAACAGACCGACCTGGACTGCGTGGGTGGAGAGCAAACTTGACAGACAGAAGGCTGGGTTGTATCGTAAAGTGTTGGAAGTTTTTGATGGTTTGGGTTGGGATTTGCAGGCGTGTGTGAATGAGGTTCTACACAGGCAAAATTCTCAGATTCATGCCAAACATGATGAATTTTTACCATTTTCAAAGGATAAACCCAGAGTGATTGTGGACACTGGAGCTAACGTCACCACTATGTTTGGACCTTATATAAATGAAGCTACCACTAAGCTGAAGTTATATTGGCAAACCCTTAAGGTGTTGGAGGAACACTTACCGGCCGGCCGAGTGGCAACACTTGTAGGTCGCAGGGGGGAAAGGTTCATACCTGTGTGGGGTTCGGGACGCAATGCTCACCAACTGGCGGATTTTGTGAGGTCTATGGAGGATTTGGATGTCTGGGATTTTATGGTGATGGCAGCGGGAGATGATTCTCTTGCGGTCTTGAAAACCCCCGACGGATTTGTCGTAGTTGAAACGGATTTTAGTATGTATGATCAGTCACAAGGGGTGGGCCCCCTCATGAACGCATTGAACGTGATGCGTTGGTTGGGAACCCCGCCTTTTATAACTGATGCGATATATAAGACTTACAAGTCGCCTATTTCCGTGGAACTCGAGTCACAGAGGTACATTATAGAGTTTAAATCTCCGATACTTCCAACTGGTTCACCCATGACTACTTTGAACAACACCATCAACACTATTACGGCTTACGCTTATTGGTATCACACTAATTTGAATAAGCTCAAGGTTGAAGGCAGTCCCAAAGATACAGTGGTTAGAACCCTGGAATTGTCGATGAATATGCTTGGCTTTAAAACCAAGATAAAAGTTCATGATAATGTCACTACGGCATCGTTTCTCAAAGGCTTCTTCTTTACAGCGAGGGTGCAGCGCCCCCTGTCGCCGGTTACTATTGAATGGTGTTGGGCAAAATTGCCGGGCGTGTATTTGAAATTTGGTGTGTCGAAGACACCATTAAAAGACATTCCCCAATACGCCAAAATGACTCCCGATGATGCTAGTCAGCGTTATTTATTTGATGTTGCTTATGGCTTCGCTAATGATTATCCAGCCCCTATTTCCCGCGCCCTCATTAAGCGTTGGGTGGTAAATGGGTTGGGTGTGTCACAAACGAGGTTGGTAACATGGAGAGATCCTTATGATCCTTTGGCACCTTTGAATCCCTTTATGTGGGACTGGGTGGCATATGAACCAGATTACTCTGGTCTCCTAGAGCGTTACAATGAATATGCTGGTGTTGCAAGTGCTATAACCCTGTCCGATCTGGAAGAGCTCGAAGGGTTGATAGCGGGTAGTCAAATTGGTTCGATGATTGAACATCCCTTGGTCGATTTGATTCTCACAGTGGACTATGATGCTGAGTCCTATGTGATGTATTAGAGCATCATTGTGCGTTATATGCTATATGTCTTTGTTTTATTATTTATGAATACTTGTTTTATGTCCTGTCATGGTTGATCCATGATTTTTGGTCAGGAACTGACGGTAAATGTTTCTCTAGCGAAGCGATTCGAGTTTATACTCGTGGGCGGTGACCTACACCTGGAGCTATACATTATAATTATTTTATTTTATTCCCACTTGTCCTTTTTATTTTCATGCCTAAGAAATCTATGCACAAGAAGAAAGCCCGAATCACTAAACTTAGAGGTTCAGGTAAGTATTCGCGCGTTAGATCTGCACTTGGCAAAGCTGCAAAAGTTGGAGCCAACCTCGCATTACGAGGTAGCCTTGGAACCGAAGCTCAATTAGTAGCGAAGGCAACACAAGCCGTCGTGAAGAGACTTCGGGGGTCCGGAGACTATTCTGTCTCGAATTCCCTAATTAAAGGTGGCGCTGGCGCCCCTTTAGAATTCTTTGGCTCGGGTCCCACTTTTCGACTTCAACACCGTGAATACATCGGTGATATCTATTCTGCCCCCACCTTAACCGGTGGTACATCTTCATACAACTCCCAAGTCTATACTATCCAACCTGGTTTATCTACCACGTTTCCTTTTCTGTCTTTGATGGCGTCTAATTTTGAGACTTATAAACTCCACGGATGCGTTATGCAATTCCGGCCTACTTCGGGTATGGTTAGCGGATCCAATTCTGCTATGGGTTCTGTGGTCGTAGCGGCCCAGTATAATGTCTTAGATGCGGCGTTTACTTCAAAGTACCAGATGGAAAATTGGGAAGGAGCTGTCTCAGCTGTTCCTTATGAAACCATTAATTTTGGAGTTGAATGTAAGAAGTCCAAGATATTCTCTGATCGTTTGTATGTTAGAAGTCTTGCACCACCTGCCGGTGCGGATCTCCGCCTATATGATGTATGTGATGTTACTGTGGCCACACAAGGTATGCAATCGGCCAATGTCAATTTAGGGGAATTGTGGATTTCCTATGATGTTGAGCTTTGCATGCCCAAGTTGACTGCCACCGGGGCTGGAACCCCCTATGCCATTATGACTACCTCAACCCCAACCAATGCAAATCCTTTCAATGGTGCTAGTTACTCTATTGGCTCGGTTACGACAATAGCCGCAGCAGGAAATACAGTAACTTTGCCCAGCTCTTTGCCCACTGGTCTTTATATGATGATGTATGTCGTTTATGGTTCTTCCGCATCCTGTGGTTCGTATGGTCAGGTATTTGCTCCTGCTTCCCAAATCGCCTGGGTGGGTAATCCCTCTGGACTTCCATTTTCTCCTATTGGAGGATTTGCTGATAGTGTCACAGAGGCTACTTTCATTCAAGGTGTCTTTTTCACCGTTTCTCCTAGCACGAATCCCGTGGCTATGACGGTGACGTGGAACGGAGGAACATTGCCCTCATCTCCAACCTTGGGTGCTTTATATTTGCTGTTCATCCATGCTTAATAATAATAATCCACCT